CTGAAGTCAGTTTAACATCAGCAGATATCAATGATTTTTCAATTGCTGTATCTGCTCTTAATTGAGCTAAGTCTTCATTCTGTTCAAGTTTATCATCAGTAATCTCTCTGTTTTGAACCATCTTAGCTTTATCTAAATTAATTCTAGCATCTGTTTCTTGTTGTTTACGTTCACTTTCCATAGCTTTTAAATCTACTTCTCTTTGTTTCAATTTAAGTAGTGGATCATGATCAAATTGAGATGTAATTGTTTTTTCTTCTTTTAAAAATTCTTCAGTCATATCTGCAATCAATACGGCTTTCCTAGCTTCAATCTTTTGAGAAATTTGAGCTAACTGTTGTTGTACTTGTGGATTTTGAACAGATGCTTGCTGCATTTGTGGTAACATTTGAAACTCTTGTGCAAATTCTAATTGTACCTGTTCTTGTGCCATCAATGATATATGCTCCATAATATTTTTTTCTAATGCTGCAGTAATGCTAGGATTATTTCTAACAAAGTTACTAGCCATAAAATTTAAGTGAGCAGTTATGTGTGCTCTATGATCTTGACCTGGAAACGCTTGAAAAGGTTTCATGGCCATTGCATCAATATGTTCGATCGCTGGATCTTTAGGTTGATTCGGTGGAGGAGGTGGTAATATTCTATCAATATCCTTTACCCCTAATGCTTCGTACATTTTTCTATAGCACATATATAAATTGTGCATTTGTGGATTAGACATAGCTAATTGTAATTCAGCTTGTGCTAATGAAATTCTTTGAGACATTGAAAAAATATTTGGATCAGCCACAGGTAAAATATCTACTCTATCATCAAAATCTTTAACTTTAATATTTCTTTGTCCTCCTACTACATCGTATGGATATTCAGGAGGTAAATAAGTTTTAAAGATATTAGCAAGTAATTTAAATTCTTGCTTTAACGATACATACAGTCTTTTATGGATTGCTGACATTACCCGTGAGCCACGCTCTAATAGGGCTACAGTCGTACCAACAGCTGCTGATTGGTTCCCGTCACCGACTTGCATGTCAGCAATCGACGCGAATCTTTGTCCTGCCTGAACGACAATTCCCATCAATTGCAATAATGTAGCAGAAGGTTCCTTATACGGTAAGAATACAAATGCATCTTTTAAGTTTCCTCCTGGTGTATCTACATCTTTAAATTCACCTGGTTGTATGTTTGCAGCGTCATCTTTTACTCTGACACCTCTTTGTTTAAATCCTGCCGGTAAGTTCGATAGAGTCCCCGCGTCTAATAACTGACGGAGAGCCGCAGTTGCAGTACGGCTCAATCCGCCAATCATATGAATGAGTCCAAGTCCATAAAATCCTAGTCCTGGCAGAAATTTGAAGTGGACAAAATATTGGATTTTATTTCTCTTTGGATCATTGGGCGCGAAGTTCCTTCTAATTGAAAGAACTTTCCGACTACCTTGCTCGATTGTAACGATGTAAGGTAATTTTATTCCTGTTGGTTCACCATCGGCGCCAACATCTTCGAAACCTTCTAAATCAAGGTCTACGTGGAATTCTAGTAATGTGTATAAAGGTTCGACTCTTTGAGATTTAGTCATTCCTTCTAATTCTCTTTCTTTTCGTTTTAATTCATTTGTATTAGGATCAACAGGTTTATTTAATTCTATATCAGAATAAAAACCATTAACTTGTTGTTTACGTAAATCATTTTCTGACATTTTAATAACATGACAAACTGCAGTTGCATCTTGTAAAGATGTTGCTGTGTATGGCACGATTAAATCATCAGCTGGAACAAATTTAGAAACAGCTCTACCTAAAAGATCATCATAATAAACTTTTTTAAATGTTGATCCTGCAAGAGGTAAATAAAATAACATTTGATCAAACTCTGGTTCATATTCTTTCATTTGATCCATCAATTGATAATTCATAAAATCTTTTACTCTTTGAGACTGTTGTTCTTTCATAGGATTACTTGCTCCCATGATTTGAGTTCTAACAGGTCCATCTGCAGGTAATAATTCTTTATAAGCTAATGCTTGAAACTGAGTTACAGCTTCAGCAAGTACTGGGTGTGTAGCACCGGAAGCTCCTTGAAAAGGTTCAGTTCTATTTTCATATTTAAATCCTAAAAGATCTAAACCAACTGTATAAGCTCTTTCCCAATCAGCACGAGATAATTTATATTCTCTATAATCTGCTTCTAATCTATTAGCTAATGGATCAGTAACATCTTCTGGTAATAAATCGTTTAAGTTTGCAAAGTGATCACCTTGTTCAGGTGCAGGCATTGCGCTTGGATCAAAATCAATTGTTGCCCCTTCTTCGTCTTCTATAACTTCAACGGGACCTTTTGGTGTTTCTGGTTCCTCTAAGTTAACGAGTTCTGCAACTTCGTCTTCTGGTCGTTTAACGTTAGGGAGACCTTTATCTATTTCTGCCATTTAAATTCTCCTGCTTCTTCTTATCCTTTTTTACTACTTTAATCAACCCCTGTGGATTAGGCCCTTTTAAAGGGGGTATAGCGTTCCATTTAACGTGTTTCATATTTTTAACTAATGTTGGGTTTTCTTTTACCATTTCTTTTTTAAACTCGCTATTCCACCTTGTGCATGTGCATATCGCGGATCAATTTGTGATTGCCAATTTTTATCAGCTATAATTCCTCGTTCTATTCTCTCGTCTTTTCTAGCTGCATCGGCTGCTGCTATTCTTTTCACAGTATCTATATCTTGTTGTTCTGCTTTATCCATTAAACCTTGATCATAAAACTGTCCTTGCTCTGTATGAGGACTTGGTCTCATAAATGGTTGCATGTTTAAAAGATATTCATCCAATAGATCATCATAAACTTTTTGTCTTTGTATTGGTGCTTTTTCACGATATCCAATTCTTCCATAACCAGGATTAACTTTTTGTTGTTCCATTCCATATAATCTTTCTCCAAGTTCCATAATATTTCTTCTTTGTACCGCTGCTGATCCCTTAGGAAGATATTCTTTAAATTCTTCTAATTCAGATTGACCAAATATTGGACCAAAACCATAATCAGTTGCATTACCAACAATTCGTTTCCAAGACTTACCCGCTGCATAATCTGCAATTGCAAATGGAACCATAAAACCTGCTTCAGCTAACAGACCATAACCCGTCCATTTAGCAGCACCAGTAAGTGCTCTCATACTTTTTGTAAATCTACCTAATTTTTTAATTGCTTTGGAACTTCCTTCAGCTCCTTCTTGAACAAGTTTATTATATCCTTTTTGATAATCAATAATTGAAGTACATTGACCTCCTTCACCTTTAATACATGGAATACCTGCATCTTTAAAAAATTTTAATAATTTTTTATTATCAAATTTTTTTCCACGAAGATCTACTCCTGTCTCTAATGCTTTTGCTACAGAAGATTCTATTTGTTTGAATTGACCAATTGGAGTTTTTCCACCTCCTCCATAAATTTTTCCATCAGGTGCTTTAACAGTAACATTAAAATCTTTTAATTTTTTTATATCATCCGGTAATATTCTACCCTCAGCTATGTTTCTTTCAATTCCTTTAATTTTTGCATTAATAATGTCGGTTGTTAAAACAAGGTCGTTGGTGGCACTGCCCCACCTTACTCCTGATTGATGGTGCCTAACAATTGCATTTTTTATAACTTGTTTAGATGTTCCAGGTTTACCAGAAAGAAAATGTATTAAATGATTTAATTTTAGTTTCCCGTCTAAATTTTTAAAACCTCTATCTTCTAATAAACCCATAATAACTTCATTGGGAGCGTTTTTAGATCTTTTAGTTATATCCACTAATTTTTGATTTAATTTCCAATCTCCATGTTTAGTCCAATCTGCAGCATCTTTTTTAGCCCATTTATCTAAACCATAATAAACTTTACCTTTACCTGCTGGAGTGTTGTCTTTAAAACCTACAATTATTTTTCTTCCCTCTTTCGAACCATCATCAAATATATCATACACTGGTTCATAAGTTAGTCCTAATTTCTTTAGCTCTGGTAACTGTTTAATAGCTTCCATTTGATTTTTATAAAGTCTATTCATTTGAAGCATCATCCAACCTCGAACTGAACCTCTATCTGCTGCAACCGTCCATTTCTCCTTTTTCTTTAATCTTTGTCTAATTCTATTTATGAAATTATCTCTAGCGTATTGGGCATCTGATCCTTTTTTTGCAATAGTTGATTTAACTCCATATTTATTTCTATAATCATCAAAATTCCAAGCTTTAACACCTTCTGGTAATTCAAAATTTGATTTAATAAATTCTTGTTGTGTTTTTGTTAATCTCTTTCCTTCAACAGAATAAGGTTCGCCCCTTACATTTAGCCCTTTACCCATTGTTGAAACATATCCTTTGTTTTTAAATCTACGTACTGCTGCCCAAGCTTTATTGGTTTTGTTTTGATCCTTTGTTAAATATTTTTTAACACCAAACGCAGGGTATTTTTCAAAATCAAATGTCGTACCTGGAAAAGCGTCTATAATTTTCTGTTGTTGTTTTGGCGTGGGAATGGTGCCTGTTTGAGCTTTAGTTTTTCTAAATTTTTTTGTGTTAGCATCATATATCAAACCTTTTTTTCTTGCTTCTACTCTTTTAGCG